GATCCTCTACGGGCACCGGCGGTTCGTCTGCCTCATCGGCTCGGACGAGGGGCATGCGGTGAACATGCTCGACACGATCAAGACCGAGCTGGAGTCGAACGACCTGCTGCTCGATGACTTCCCGGAGGCGGTCTACCCGGTGCAGTGCCTGGAGGGCATTGCCAACCGTTGCGCAGGACAGATTTACAATGGGCGGCGCACGCACATCGAGTGGACGGCGAAGGAAATCGTGTTGCCGACCATCCGGCCTCAGGAGCCGTGGTGGGAGCGACCTGCACACGCGCGGTTTCTCAGGGAGAACGGGCTCTCGCTTGCCAGCGGCGCGATCCTGAAAGTGGCCGGCATTACCGGGCGCATACGAGGCATGAAGCACCAGACGGCCGGAGGCGAATCGTTCCGGCCCGACCTAGTCATCCTGGACGACCCGCAGACCGACGAGTCGGCGCGGTCTCTATCGCAGTGCCAGGCGCGCGAGAGCATCCTGGCCGGCGCCGTGCTCGGGCTCGCCGGCCCGGGGCGGAAGATATCCGGCATCATGCCCTGCACGGTCATCAAGCCCGGGGATATGGCCGACCGCATCCTGGACCGCGACGCGCACCCGGAGTGGAACGGCGAGAGATGCAAGATGGTTTACTCGTTCCCGTCGGATCAGAAGCTCTGGGACCGCTACGCGGAGATCCGCGCCGAGGACATGCACATGGGTGGCGACGGTTCAGAGGCCACCGAGTTCTACCGGCAGCACCGGGCCGAGATGGACGAGGGGGCCCAGGTGGCCTGGCCGGAGCGACACAACAGGGACGAGCTGTCTGGCATCCAGCATGCGATGAACCTGAAGCTGCGGGACGAGGCCACCTTCTGGGCTGAGTACCAGAACGAGCCGCTGTCAGACACCCAGGGCGAGACCGAGGCGCTGGACGCCGACGCCGTGGCCAGCAAGGTCAATGGCCGCAAGCGCGGCGAGGTACCGGTGAAGTGCGAGCACCTGACCGCCTACGTGGACGTCCAGCAGAAGCTGCTCTTTTACGCCGTCTGCGCGTGGGAGGCGGATTTCACAGGCTACGTCATTGACTACGGCACCTATCCGGAGCAGGCCCTCAGTTACTTCACGATGCGGGAGGTCGAGCGGACGCTCCGGCGCGTGCACCAAGGCACGGGCGTGGAAGGCGCTGTGTATGCGGGCCTGGAGGCGCTCACGGGCGAGCTGCTCTCGAAGGAGTGGCCCCGCGACGACGGCGCGGTCATGCGGATCGGCCTGTGCCTGATCGACCAGGGCTGGCTGACGGACGTGGTGCATCAGTTCTGTCGGCAGTCGGCGCACGCGGCCCTCATCAGCGAGTATGACCGCAAGCGCGGCGACCGGATCGGGCACCACTGGTGGATACCGGGCGTGGCCCGCAGGCGTGCGCTGCGGCACGTGGAGATCGACACGAACTACTGGAAATCCTTTGTGCACGAAAGGTTAGGGACGGCCATGGGCGATGCCGGCTGCCTGTCCATCTTCGGCCGGAAGGCCGTTCAGCACCGCCTCTTCGCAGATCATCTCACGGTCGAATATCGCGTTCGCACCGAGGGCCGCGGCCGGACCGTGGACGAGTGGAAGCTGCCCGCCCACAAGCCCGACAACCACTGGCTTGATTGCGTCGTCGGCTGCGCAGCGGCCGCCTCCATGCAGGGCGTGGAGCGCATCGGCGCCGCCGTTCAGCCACAACAGGACCGGAGGCGTGTCAAGCTGTCAGAACTCCAGCGGCGGAAACGGTGAGTAGCGGGAACTTGACGGGGACTGCACGCCGGACATGCTATGTGCTCAGTTGATGAGGTCCCCGAATGATTAAGGAAGTTGGCATCCAACGGCACAATCCTGGGCGAACCGAGATTGCATTGCTGTCAGTGGTCGCCACTCACCGCGTTCCGAAGAACACGGTCAGGGCGATTCCGAGAAGTGCCAGAATCAGGAAAACGAGCTCCCATTTTCGATCCCGGATGATTTCCTTTATGGGGCGCCGTTGCGTCGCCTTGATACTCAGAGGCAGATTCTGCAGACCACCATGGATACGCTCGTTGATATCCTGGAAGTAGTTATGTCCTTCGGCGGTGATAAGGAGGGCCCCATCCTTCGTCCGGCCGGCCATGAGTTCAGAGTAGTTGACCCATCGGTCGTTCGGCCCCAAGATCAGATGCTTCCTGTCAAAGATCGCTTGATAAATCGTGAAGTGATACTCAGTGAAAGCCCCATAGGTGCGCGACAGTTCACTTATTGTCAGGTCTGGAACCAGTTCATGTAACTCATAGTCGTCACCGTACGTCAGATGGTTAGCGGCGAGCTCCTCTGCGATTTCCCGCTTCATTACCTCCAAAGCATTCTGATCCCGCGACCGCTTGCGACCGCCGATCAATTGATAGCGGCCAGCCGCAGCGTCATACTGCATGAGGTACATTGGCTCGCGCTTGCCTCGTGCTTTCGCCCGGATGATCGCTTGTGACACGAAGACCGTACGAGTGGGAGTCCAATCTCCATGCTCAGTTGTGCGTTTCCGCTCCATTACGTAGAGGAACTGAGTACCGGACGACAGAGCCTGTGTTACCGGGTGGGCCCCGTTTGCTCCCTTGCGCTCCCAGTCCGAGATAAGCGTTAGGTTCTTATCCATATAAGCCGCGAGGCTCGCAAGGAAATATAGAGCTGTCTCAGACGCTGCCTTGACCTTCTGCTCGTCGTCCTCTACGCCACGCAGTACCTCGACTGCCCCGAATACGTGCAGAAACCCCACCACTGCCTTCACGCAGCCTGTACACACACTGTCTGCTCGAAGTTGCGAGGGGCAGAGCTGCTGTACGGGTATGGCCTCCTCGTCAGAACGTGGGATGCGCCTCAGCATTTCTGCCACAAAGTGGCTCCATTCGTTATTTTTACATGGACGCATTGTCTCTCAATATCTCCTTGATGGAGACGGTCAGATCAAACGAGCACAATACATCGTTAGGATGCCACCTCAAAGGCACACTAGCCTACGACAGGTCTCCAAAGCCACAGCACTCGCGCAACCTCCCTAATCAGGTGGCGGACTTTCTCCTGTCTTCAGCGCCAAACGGTACGCGGAATGGTTGTAACCGGAGGCCAGTACCCACCAAGCATAGAAACACAACGCGCTCACCACGAACCCAAGACCACCGCAAACGACTGCGCCGCTCGTAGGCAGCAGCTTCCAGCGAACGATATTAAAGGTTGCGCCTACTGCTATGAGCAGGATGTTGACTGAACTGGCTCTCATGATGCGCAGGCGGCTTCGCGTATAGTCAAACATGCGGTGTAGCCCCTTTTGCGATGACAGCACGTTCAATCTGACGAGATCCCACTCCTCAGTTATCCTGCTCAGTGGGACATCCTTGCCACTGTACCTGCATATTACATCACGGCGTATCCTGTGTTCCAGTCGCCGGAAGATGAGCTGATCAATAGCCCGATCGACTGCAATTCCAATGACGTACATGAAGGCGACGAGCGGAATCCATACTACTGGGCGCGATAACGCGTTAAGGTCAATGACTTCGGGCCCCGTGAGCGCCATCACCGCGAGAACCATCCATATAGCTGCCTGTAGCCCGACAATAGCCAGTTCAGCAAAGAGGGCGGTCAAGCTCATGGCCCCGTACTCCATCAGCTACTGTCTATGGAACGTAGCCGATCTTCGATCATTCGTCCAGTTCTGCCGCCGACTGCGCAGCACAGAGATATGCTGACAGTCTATCGGGGGGCTCTGAGACTGTCAACATGGCCGACGGATACCTCACGCCCAATTGCGTCAGAGATCAGGCACCGGCTAACTCAGAGCGCAGGCTTCCAAGGCAGCGCACTTCGTTTTGGCCAATTCGCTCGGAAAGGTCTTGCGACAGGATGTAGAGCTGGTACGATGGTGGTAGAAACGATGATCGGGCGACAGTGCGGCGGCTGATCCCCGCCGGGCTGCTGAGCCATTCAAGGGCCGCTGGTGCGAGCGCACCCTCGCATCGGCGGCCCTTTTTGTTTGGCGATTCGCCCGCGCAACCGGGCAAGGGGCGATGTGGGCGAAGTCCAGCAGCACAGCCTGAAGGACCAGGTCGAGGCCGACCGCTACCTGGCGTCACGGGAGGCGCGGTCGAAGCCCCACAAGGCGCTGCGGTTCGCAAAGCTGTCGCCGCCAGGAGCGTAACGGCAGGCTTGAGGCGTGAGGCGTGGGGCTTGAGGCACGGCAACGGCTGACAAAAGCGGAGCAAACAGCATGCTGGGGTGGCTGAAAAGGCTGACGGGCAGGGGTGGCGGCACAGATGGCGCCGCATCCTTGCGGGAGGTCGCTCTCGCCCGACGTTATCTCGCCCTGGCCCGATCGGACGCACTGCGGGCGCGCTACGACGCCGCCGTCACCACCGAGAACAACCGCCGCCACTGGGCGCATGCGGATGCGCTCAGCGCAGACGCGGCGGCAAGCGCCGACGTCCGTCGGACGCTCCGCAACCGAGCCAGATACGAGGTCGCCAACAACTCCTACGCACGCGGCATCGTGCTGACGCTGGCCAACGATACCGTCGGTACCGGGCCGCGCCTCCAGCTTTTGACCGAGAGCGACGCCATTAACCGACAGGTCGAGCACGAGTTCGACCTGTGGGCGCAGGAGGTGGGCCTGGCAGAGAAGCT